TTAAGACATCGGTATTAAAGTCAACTTTTGCAATACCGGCTAAATAAATAACCTGTAATGCATGACTCATCTTAGCAAAGGGTTTCCCCCTTGCAAGATAACCATGTCCTAAAATTCTCATTTGGCGATCTCAAGTAAGATTATACTTACGTGAGAAAGCCACTCAAGTAGTAGGGTCGGTTAAAGATACAGAAAGTTCTTCTAAGCTTATAGGAGATACATTCTGTTTATCTATAAAAGTGGATTTAGCAAATTCTAAACCTATTCCTTTACGGGATAGAATAGATTTGTGTAAACCACACTCTACCCCCAGTTCTTTAAGTAACTGGAGATACCGCCTTGCTACTCGGTGATCAGCAATAACGAGATCATCTCCTAAGATTGCATAATCTTTAAAGAGACGAAATCTCGGAAAGCCGATCTCCCATGCTGCTACTTGTACAATAAAATGATGGATCAGTGCTAACATCGCCCATGAGGATAAAGCTCCCATAGGTTGACCAACTGCATACTTAATGTCTGCAGTGATGTCATATTTATCAGAGTGAATCCGATAAACTCGATTAGTTAGCAGTGCAGACCACTTGTTCCCAAAATTTGGAATATCTTTCACAAGATGATTCAAAAATTGGGCCTGTAATCTAACAGGTAAACGATCAGTGGCTGCACTTAGGTCTAAGCTATATAGTCCTTTTACCTTATTTCTAAGTAACCTCTTTATAGGTTTCAATTGATCAAAGGTTCCATCCATTAAGATACGTTTTAAAATAAAAAACAATAACTTATGTAATGGAGCCAATAATCATTGAGTAAAAGGATCTACCATAGCAAAAACACGAACCTTTCCAGCTGCCTCTTCTTTTAGAGATAATTTCCCTAATGGTATAGCGGTGGGTCGAGTACTCAGTTTAAATACTCGAGAACACCATTCTATCACAGGGCCATATATCTCGCCAGAGGACCTTACCTTTACACCCCGGTGATATCTAAAATAATCACTGAGTTCATTAAACTTTAATCATTTAATAAACTCCTGTAACAGGTTATAAAGGTCTGATGACATTAGGGCACGTGCTGCTTCCATTAAGGAAACAACATGTGTAGACCATAATGTCAATCGTTCTGCTCCCTTATGTCTATTAGTCGCTATAAAAGGCGAGTATAAGACAGAGGAAGTGAAAGGAGAGCTCCGGAAGATTGGAAAAATAGATTTCTTACTTATCATAAAGGTCAAAGGATTAAAATCCTTCAAACCTCTAGTGATAAGAGAAATAAACATATCCATATGTTCCTCGAAACGATTTTCATCGTAAAGCTTTCCTGGATTGGTAATTGTTTCCAATTTAACCTTTCCTGGGAAAACTAACACTCTATATATATAAAATATAGATAGGTAGTATTTCATTATGAAATAACAACCTGGTCGGCGGTTAATAATTAACAGCCGATGTGTTCGAGGAATAATACGAGGTAGCCCTTGTTTAGTCCTAGAAACTCTAGGACCAACCAAGGTCATATTATCAATACGGTAACCCGCACAAGATTGCTGTAAAGCAATCGAGCAAGACTTTAGGAAAAGGGTTAAACCCTTAATTCCTTGGTCTAAATAAAGTTTATTCAACTTTACTGCGATTACCTGAGATTCCTTAATAAAAACCTTAGAGAGAGATCCTCCTGCAATAAGTTTAAATTTTAAGAAAAGTAAACTTATTGCAGTCTTCGCTTTTACACGAAGAATGTCATCAAACTTGGAACCTATAAAGCGCCATTTGGAGAAATAAAAGAAATTCTTCATTTGAACGTTATTTATAGAGGCCATTAGGTATGGATCTAGACACCTTTATCCGAAAGACGAAAGTTATGCTCCTGTAACAAAGTTTATGGAGTTTATTCTTTCGAACATCAAGATAAGTTAACAAATCGTTACTTAAATTGAGAGGATTCTTCTTTAATGAGAAGAAGAAATAAAGGATGATAGGTTGGCACCTACCAATCTATAGATCGATATCGAGTTTGAACTTCAGTTTCCCCCGTTGGGGGGGCTGCAGACACCATGTGAATGGAAGAGGACTACTCTTCAGGTTTAATTAGTATAAGGTCCTTTAACCCGGACCCGACTAATTTCCTGTGTTTCCTAACCGAAGCTAAGAAACTCACAAGCACCTTTGAGATCAAGTCTTTAAAAGACTCACTCAGCAGGTTAATTTGCTGAGCTTACCGAATAAATCGG